GGGACTGGTTTCCAGTCTAAATTTAAATAAGACAAATCACCATTAATAGATAATTCGTCTTTATATTTTTGTACATTTTGCTCTCCTCTTGCATATAATCTTAAGTTGTGAAAATTTTGATAGCCTGTATTCCATCTGCTCCCGTTTACTCTACCTCCTCTAAACCATTCATATTCAATAGCTTGTCCAACTAACAAACCATATTCTAATGTTCTCTTTTCTTCCTCAGATACCATCTGACTTGGAAACGCACTATTAATACCAGTGTTTAATTTCATCTATTAATTATTTTTGATTCATTACCTTTATTGTCATATTTAGCAAAATGTAAATTGAGTGGTTCTTTTAAAACCTCGGCAACGGGTCTGTATTTATTTTTATTACACGCCATGATTGCTAATCCAGAACTAATAGAAGCATCATGTTTTGTTCTGTTATTTATATCAAAAGCTGACCAATCTTCTAATGTTCTTTGAAAGTACATTGTCCCATATTGTTCGTTATTGTAACCTACAAAACTTTCAATATAAGCTTCGATTGCAGCCGCGTGTGCTTGTTTAACATCTTCACTTGAATTAGGTATACCACCTATTTCTTTTTCAGCAACAGATAATTTGTATAATGTTTTATCTGGGCGATTCATAGAATAAGCTCTATAACCTCTTCTTTTTAAATAATATAATAATCTTGGTTTATTGTTTTCTGCTAAAAGTGGCATTCCGTAAAATACTAAAGCCATTAAAACATCTTCAAAAAATATTTCAGCAGTTTGAGGTCTAGATATATATTCTAAAAAGAATAAATTAGGTGGAGCATCATCCATACTAAATTTTGTTAAACCATGAAGAGATCCTTTAGATCCTCTTCCATCTACTGTTCCTGATATATCATATGAGTCACAACCAAAAGCTCCCATATGTTCATTAGCAGGATATTTTCTACCATTTTTTATTAATATTCTATTTTGTTGATGTGGGTGTGGAACCCACGATACTAAAAATCTACCTTGTTTGCTTGGCATAAATATTACATTAGTATCTTTAATACCATCTTCCCACTGAAAATTTCCTTGAGTTAATACTCCTGAATATTTTAAATCTTCATTATAATCAATTTGTTCATAAATCTTAGTTAGATTAAATAAAGATTGTTTTGTTTCATCTCTGAAAGCATGTTTTTCAGTACGTGGAAATTGTCTATATAATTCGTTTAATGCATCAGGATCGTCCTTAAGACCATCTACTTCATTCTCCCAATGCTGTATGACCCCAATTTCAATCTTTTGACCATCGATTCCTTCAACTGGGGATTGTGGAGTGTCAAAGACAGGGTATCCATAAGTATCGATGTATCCCTCGTAATTCCATTCCATAGGAATGAACAAGCTATATAATCCTGAGCTAGTCTGTCCATTGCGGTTTCTTTTTGTAACATCTGAGTTGTCATATAATTTTTTAAAGTTTCTACCTCCTTTGTCTAAAGCGTTTGAGGTACTACCCATCATACACTTACCAATTACTCTACTTCCTAATCTTAACGTCGTTTTCGTGACCCTCCAGTTGTTGAGGATGTTCTCGGGTTTTTCCCATTTTCCTGCCTCATCATGTACCAGTAACGCAAGTTTCTCTCCATCATAGGAGTTATCTCCCGTGTTTTTCCAATCAATTGTAGTATCGAGTCCAACGATTTCTTCGAGCCTCTCATTCGTATCAAGTTTCTTACGAGTGAATCTCGACGCTGGAACTCTGTATGCCAACTCTGTTTTCGGTCGGTCCATTCCATCTTGGATCGGTTTGAAGAAGAACGGGTAGTTGACCGAGATCGGGACGATTTTATCGGTAAACATTTTTTTAGCATCGGCTCCCGACTTTGATAAGACACCGAATCTAGCATCGCTTGATATTGTGGCCATGTTAACTGTTTCGCCCGATGCCATAAAAGAGAATCCTGAACGTCTGTTCTTAAGATAACACATACCGTATGCCCTTTTGTCTGCTTTGCATGCTTCCCAGAATATGAAGAATAACCTGTTTGCTTCCCTGAAGTCCGCTTGTCCCACGTCGATTTTTGACCACTGCAGATACATGTAGTGAGTACCAGTAATATAGGTAGGAATACCTTTGTTATAAAACCAGAAACCTTCGTCTCTTCTTTTAAACTCTTCATCGATGTAGTCATGTAATTTATTTTTGAATGTTTCAGGATAAGCTTTCCAGTCAAATATAGTTTTGATATTTTTTAATTCTTTCCTTTTTTCAAACACCTCCCAATATTGTTCTAATTTTTTATTAGATCTTTTATAAGGATTGTTTACTAATGGTAATGCAATAAGTAAGTTTTGTATTTCATAAATCTCACCTATCTGTCCAGTTCGACTAATTACTATTAGATCGTGTTCTTTATTATAACCATACTCCCATTTTTTAGACTTATTAAGTCTTTTAATGACATGTGGTTTAATAGGTTCTACTACTTTATATAACGTTTGTTTGTACATTATTTAGATCTTCTTTCTGCAAATCCACTAAAAGTAGTTTCTTTTTTTTCTGTAGGTTTATCTTCTAATATATTGCTTTCTTCTTGAATTCTATTTAATATTTCAAAAGCATCAAATATAGCAAGTTTCTTTGTAGCTGCAGCATTCTTTAATCTATCTGCAGATATATCATCATCTGAATCAACAATAGCTTCTTTAGCTACTTTAATAAGTTCCTCAACTGCTTTGTGCCCAGCTTGGATTATATTCAACTTCGTTTCCTTGACGTTCATATTTAATTACAATATCATTAGATTTCATACAATAAAGACGTTTACCATCTACGATAAACTCAAATTCACCAAAGGGTTTATAGCCAATAACGTCTCCCTCGGTTATTTCTAGCGCTTCTAATGCACTATTTCCATATTTTAATACTCCAATAAGGTTTTGTTCTAACCAGTTGTGTATTTCAACTTCATCTCTAAGTGGCGCAATAAAACATCTATCCCCAAAAGACTTCCATTTGTCTTTTCTTTTATAAAGATATATTTGATCTTGTTGAACAAAATATAAATTATCTTTAAAATAAGATTTACTATTTTTTTCTTCACCTTTTATATTATACCATCTTCTAAATACATTATGATGTATCATAATTAAATCCCCTTTTTTAATAGGAGTTTTATAAGAGATTGGTACTTCTATAACTTTAGCTATATTATTTACTGATTTAAAAGTTTCTACTTGAGTGTTGATTATAAGGCTTTTGTCACCTACCTCAACTTTATTATTATATCGCTGGCCATATGGCTCAACGATAAAATCAAATAAACTTTTCATTAATATTCTAAATCATACTCGACGGATATTGCCATGTTAGAATTAAATTTTTTCCATGGCAATACCTCATCATTTTTTTTGATAAAGATGTTATAAGAATTGTCTTTAGAATCAGAAAGTATATGAGAGATTATATGACCACCATATACTGACTGCCCTATTGAATAGTGCATTGCATCAGTTTTATAGTCAGAACCAATACTTATCTTTCTAATTTTAGATGACATTATTTCTTATCTTCTTCTTCTTTTTCAATTGGAGTAAAAGAACCATCTTCTAAATTAATATTGATAGATCCATACTCTTTTTCAAGTTCCTTTTTAAATTCTTCAGTTTCCTTATTAATTTCATGGAACTTAGCCAATACCGCGGTTTTTTGGGCTTCTAAAAATCCTGTTTCATTTAAAAGTTTATTCAACTCTTTTTGAAAATCTTGGATTTTCTTCAATTGGTCTTCGGTAATCATTTGTTTTGCTTCACTCATTTTGATTAAATTTAATTTAGTTATTTACGTATTAATATAGTTACAGGTTTTATTTATTTTTTAAATAAACTTGTAGCTTTTTCTGTTGTTCGACCTCCGAAATAAGCTAAGACAACTGACATCATTACTTTTTCGAAAGTATCGTTCCAAGTTTCACCTATGTGAAATGGTATAGTTTCTACACTATCTAATATACCAGCTAATGAAAATACTATAATACACCACACTAAAACTAGCGGACGTACGTTTTTCGAAAGCCAAGAATCTGACATGGAATCGGCTTGCCATCTGGAAGTGATAGATTCCATTTCTTTATTCTGTTGTTCGAATATAAGTTGTTGTAATTTAATTTTATCTTCACCACTTACATCAGATTTACCAATAGCAGCTATAGCTTCAGCTGGTGATGTTACTCCTTTAATTATACCTCCAAGTGTAGGATTTACTAATGAAGCCGCACCGAATAAAAGTTTACCTACAGTAGTTTCTGCAAATTTTTTCTTTGGTTTTGACATAATTATTCATTTGCGTGAGCTGGTTTTTCCCACGGTAAGTTTTCATTTGCTTCGTCAATTTTTGATCGAAGATATTTTTTTCCTTTAAAGAAAATAACTTTATCCGTATAATCCAATTCTCCTTTTTGCATTTGATTTATATGCACTAATTCATGATTGTAAGTTTGTTGAATTAATTTTGGATCAATTATATCTTTATTTAATAAAATATTTCCTCTTTTATCTGCTCTACCCAACACACCTTCTTCTAAAGGAATATTTACTACAGGCGTAGGAAACTTATCAAAAGGTGGAGTTAGTTTAAAGCTCATTTTTTTGGAAATCTTTTATTTAATGAATTTTTTCGTTGTTCACAGCCACAGGGTATATTTAAACCCTGTGAAACTGTGTCAACTAACTTTTTGATTCCAGTTGCTTTAGTGATTTTTTCAATATCATCACCTAAACCCCTAGATTTCATTTTAAGTAAATAATGCTGCACTAAATACAACAAACGTTACAGGTTGTCCTGTAGCACTAACAGTAGCTGGAATACCTCCAACTAACGATACTCCGCTTCCTGGTGAAGCTGTCCATGTGTCTTGAATAACATCAGGTACATTCCAACCAGTAGCAGCTGCAGTATGCGTTAATGTAAGGATATCTTCCGCTGCAACACCTGTGTTCATGTTGATAATAGTACTAGTAGCATTCACAGCAAGAACATTTAAAATGTCCTTTTTTTGAATGATAATACTTGTTTGTCCATTAACAGCTGGCGTAAGTGGAATTTTTAAATAACTCATAATAATAATTTTGTTTTGTTAATAATTGATTTTTATTGGTATACTCTAAGTGGTATATGGTATTATAAGGTTGTTTTTAAGCTTTTTGTTTCTTTTTAGCTTCTTTTTTAGCAGCTCTAATAGCTTGTCTTTTAGCTTTACCTTTTAATCCACTATCTTTAGCGCTTTGTCTTGCTTGTCTAATTTCTTCTCTTTTCGTTATTCTTTTAGTTCTTTTTTCTTTTCTTTTAGCACTACGACCTGCTTGTCTATCTTTTTGATTACTTTTGACAGTTTCTTTTGTTTTATCTAAGTTTTTTTGAGCTGTTTCCTTTTTCTTTTCTCCTTCACCTGTATTTTTCTTAACGCTACTCTCTCCAGTTTCTGTGCTTGCTCCTCCTTCTTTTTTCTTAGATTTATAAGATCCTTCGTGATCCCCTGCAATAGTGTGATCATATTTCCAACCCTTTGCATCATACTCTGCTCTTCTTGTTTCAGAACCTAAAGCCCCTGTTATAGGCTTAGCCGGTCCACCACTTTTTTTCAGACCATAAGAATGTCCTTCTGCTAGATATTTTGAAAAACCTTTACTTACTACATTTGAAGGCCCTGGGGTTCCACCTGGAAAACCTTTTGATAAAGCTTGTGCTACTGTAGACATATGTTCTTTAGGAGATATATCTTTTCCTGTTCCTATTATTGGTTTTTTCATAATTTCTAAAATTTATGCATGTGTTTTGAAATGAAAGTTTCATCGTGTTTCACATCGCCAGCTAATTTAGAGATATGTTTTTCATCAGCTGTTTGGTTAATGTCTTTGTATTTACCTCCTTTTTTTTGATCATCTTTTATGTCTCTTTTAAGATAATCCATGTGTGCTTTGTCATCTTTGATGGCAGCATGCACATTGCCTTTTGTAATTTTTGTTCCTTTTCCCATGATTTTATTTTTTATTGTTTTGGTTTTAAGTTTGGCCATTTTTTATAAACACAACTTTTAATACCCATTGGATTTGGAGCATTATGTGCTAGTTTAATAGCTGATTTTCCTCTTTTTTCAGTTCCTACAGGATATGTTCCTTTAGGAGCTCCACCTGCTGGTCCACAAAATGGTCCTTCAGATGAGTCATATTTACCAGCGTTACTACCACCTGGTTTTTCGTCGTTTTTTGTAGATCCTACTTTCTTAGCTGGACCTAATGGATTGTTTGCTTGATTGTATGCCATAATATTAATCTAATGCAAGTAAGCTACCAATTCCACCAGCTACAGCGTTTACTTGTACTACTGATACTGGTAAAACAAATCCTTGAGCAGGATTGGTAAAGGTTAATTGCTTGTTATCTATTGTTGTTACTGTAATAGAAGGTAATTCTGTATAAGAGAACGTTAATATAGACGCATCTGCTATACCACCTCCTGGTACGTTTGTTACTAAATCTAATGAAGTAGTACTATTAATACTATCAACTAATCCAAGTGAAACTCCATCGTCATAAGCTGTCATACCAGCTTTAACATATGGATTACTTACTTTCCACGTTACGATTTTTTGAGCTGCAGCTGCTGCATTAGCAGTTGCACTAGTTATACTTCCAAAATCATTTTGTTGAATAGGGGATTCTCCTATAAATAAGTTATATTCTTTCCAACTAGATTGATTAATTGAAGAATAAGTTATAGTAGCATTTAAAGCTACTGTTACATCTGCACTAAGTGTAAAGTTTTTCCCATCTCCTTCTGATCTTAATATAGTAACAGGATAACCACTTGCAGTTATAGCTGGAAAACCAGTTCCAGTTACAATCATACCTACTTGAATATCAAAATTAGCTGTTACTAAAACTAGAGTTGAACTAGTTGTCATAGCAACATTAGTAGTTGATGTAGTAGAATAAGCAACTTTAGCGGTACCATCTACTAAATTTGTAGCACTCACAGCGGGTACAATACCTCCTTTATATGCTTCGGTGTAGTAATTTCTAATCATTTTTTTCTTTTTTTTATATTACTGAATAAGTTGTTTTACCGTTTATTTTTGAAGCTTTCAACAGTCTTCTTCTGTTTGCATCTTCAGAGACATAACTTACATGAACCCAATTTGGATTCTCGTCTGTTCCGAATTCCCATATCATCTGATCATAATCTAAGTTATTTTTAATATAATCAAACATTTCAGCGTTTGTTTTATAACCATAGTTATCATCTAAATCAAGTGCACAACCGATACAATGTTGTGAGGATTTACTTCCGCCAATAGCAGAATTAAGTTTTGGTGAACGATAGAAACTATTAATAGCAATTGGACCACCCACCCATTTTCTGAGAGGTTCAAATACTTTTTCTGCAACAGTTTGCATTCTAACTAAATCAAGTTCACT